TATGGTGATTCTGAATTACATTGGATCATTATGGTCTTCAACGAGATCACCAACCCATATTACGACTGGGCATTGTCACAGAGAAAACTGGAGGCATATGCATTCAACAAGTACAGAGGAGAGACTTGGTTCTTGACCGATTGGTCTTCCGACGACATCCTTCCAACCAACTTTAATCCAGTTAGAAATGACACTGTTATGGGGGTCAGCGGAGGAGGCGTAGATCCAGCCACCACATACCCATACCCTTACGACTCTGGTTCTGCTGGTCTGGTTAGGAAGTGGGACAAGACCCTTTCCAGACTGGAAGTGATCAACATCACTGGGGACGGTTTCGTTGAGGGTGATTACATCTCTGCGATCGGTACTTCAGCAGACGGTTCGACGTACACAATGTCTGCCAAGATCGCCAAGAGAGTACAAAGATCGATTGATGCCCTTCATCATTTCGAGGATCCCGACACTCAGACCATTTTGAACCCTCTCGGCACCGTACCGCAGCCAGCATCTGGTGAGCAAGCGGTGGTCGGGCATACCGCTGGCATTTCTGGCGGGTGGGTTGATTTTGACTTCCTTCAAGTAGCTGCTGGTTTGACACAGACTTTGCTTTTCGGATATATGATCAATGACGCGACTAACTATGTGGTAACAAATTACCAGTATGAAGACACCTTTAATGAAACCAACAGAGTGATCAAGCTGATCAAGCCTGAATTCATTCAGAAGGTGGTCAAAGACTTCGAACAATTGATGAGAGGAGCATGACTTGGCGAGTCAAGATCCAGACGTCTATAGCAAACTGAATGATGTTATTGTGGAGGAGATCAAACTGACTCTCGATCAAGGAGGGTCGGTAGACTTGTCTGATCTCTGTGTCCACTTTGACATTTTCGAAGACATGGATCAACCGTTTCTAACTGGTGTCGCCAAAATTATCGATGCCATTGGTTTTAGGACTCACCTTCCTTTTTCTGGTAGCGAATCGATCACAATCAAGTATAGAACTCCAGGAATCGGAAGCAAGATCGTAACTGCCGATTTCGACGTTTTGGCGATGGATGGCAGGACTAAGAAACCAGATGATCGATCCGAAATTTACGATCTGCGTCTGGTTTCTAAGGCATTTCTTTTGAATGAGATCCAAAGGGTAGAAGGTGCTTATCAAGGGAAGATCTCTGATATCGTGAAGCAGATCATTGAGGAGTATCTGCCAGATTTCACATACACGATCGAAGAGACGAGGGATGAATACAAGTTTGTCATCCCCAATATGAAACCAGTAGACGCTATTAGATGGCTGGCGAATAAAGCGGTATCAAAGCAAGAACCACATGACTCCAACTTCGTTTTCTATGAGACTGTGGACTCTCTGATCTTCGCATCCATCGGAAGAATGTCACAGGAAAGAAGCAAAAAGACCTACCATTCCAAACTGTCCTCCATTGATGATGGCACCAACAAGACCAGACGCAACTTCCTGAAGATTCAAGAATTCGAGGTCGCCAGAGACTTCGACGTTCAAGACGACATGAAGGCTGCTGGGATTTCTTCTAGGCTGGTTACTCATGATCTGACCACCAAAACGGTGACTTTCAGGGATTTCAACTACATAAAAGACTTCGATGGGACCAATCACCTCGAAGCAAACAGGAAATTTGCGGTCAAAAGCAAATACTTCGACATCAGCAACGGGAGGACGTTCTTCCTTCCCAAGCAGACACAAAACTATGGAGAGTTGTATGACAAGAATTACAACTTTGAAGACTACTTTTTGAAGTCGAAGTCAAGCAGACAGATGTGGAACAACAACGCACTATTGATCACTGCTGCTGGTGACTCTACTCTCAGACTTGGAATGGTGGTTTCTGTTGAGCTGCCATCCAATGAACCGAATAGAAAGAATGATCCAGAATGGCTTGACAAGTATTCAAGCGGGAAATACGTCATCACCGCATTGCGTCACTCCATACTGAATGCTGGTGGAAAAGAATACACGAACATGATCGAACTGTCAAGAGACTCGTTGCCCACTGCCATCCCAGACAACAAGACATTCTTGGGAAGCAGTAAGGAAGACGGCAGAAATGAAACATCGGTGTTTGCATGATAGAAGCCCCACAGATGGTCTGGTTTCAAGGTGTGGTCGAGGATAGAAATGATCCTCTGATGCTCGGTAGATGCCGCGTTAGATGCGTCGGATATCACACTCCTAATAAAGACATTTTGCCTACCGAAGACCTTCCGTGGGCACACCCAGTGGCACCGATCACTTCTGCTTCGATGAATGGGATAGGAGACACCCCACTCGGTCCTGTCAACGGTACTTGGGTATTTGGTTTCTTCAGAGATGGGCAGAGTGCACAACAACCGATCATGCTTGGCACTCTCGGCGGCATCCCACAGGCAGGACCAAACCCAACAGTAGGCTTCTCAGACCCAGATGGTGTTTACCCTCTGGAAGGATTCACTGGGGAAGCGGATACCAACCGTCTCGCTCGCAATGAAAAGATCGAAGAGACAGTGGTTCAGTCCAAGAAAGAAGATAAGGACTCGATGGAGACTGCTGGCGGCATTGGTGGTGGATCGGTAGAGGAACCAGAGACACCTTACAATGCACAATATCCTTTCAACAAGGTGAAGCAGAGTGAGTCTGGACACATCGTAGAATTCGATGACACCGAAGGTGCAGAAAGAATCCATGTCTATCACAAGAGCGGGACATTCATTGAAGTCCACCCAGATGGCAGCATGGTGACGAAGGTCAAAGGATCGAAGTACACCTTGGTGGTGTCCGATGAGAACATCCACGTGCAGGGAAATTGCAACATCACTGTAGAAGGTGATTCATCGATTCTGACCAAGGGTGAATCAGTCATCAAGTCTGAAACAACACAGAAGATCGAATCGGACGGCGATATTGAGATCAAGGCGGCTGGAAACGTGAACATCAGCGGAGGAAATGGAGCGAGCACGATCGCAGTTGATACTTCAAGTATCAGACAGAATGCGAACGTGATCCTCTTGAACTGATATGACAGAAGCACAAAGGTTAGTCAATTATCTAGAGAAGGCTGGCATCAGACTCGTTTTGAAAGACGGGGATGTCGTCGTTGCCAAGTCTTCCACCAGACAGCTGAATCAGTCAGAGAGAGATCTCCTCAATATCAACCTTTCTGGTGTAATATCGATTCTTTCGTCTCGAAAAGACTCCACATCCGAAGGAGAACCAGAAAAGATCATCTATGGTCCGACTGGTTCTGGGAATCTGAGGTCTAGAAACGGTCTGAGAGCAGACGTAGTATGGTCCTTCAACGGACATACAGGAGACGTTCAAGGTGTATCAACCTGGAATGGACAAACTGGCGATGTGGTTTTCGATGCTTATATGTCATCCTTCAACGGACATACAGGAGACGTTCAAGGTGTCTCCACATGGAATGGACAGACTGGTGATGTAGTTTATGTCAACAAGAATGAGTATACTGGAATCCTTTATGGCGGAGGTCTGACTGGAGCGGTTGGTGGATCCACCTTCTCGGTATTCGCGGGACTTGGGCAGATTGTCGGATTTACAGAAGGGATTAATGGTGTAACTGCATCGATCACCGAGATCACGTGGGGAGATTTCATTGGAATCACTCTGTCTGGAATCTCCTCAAACGACTTCACTAGGTTATACATTGATTCATCTGGAAATCTCCAGCAGCAGTCTGCCGCGTTTGGACATGAAGACTCGTTGGACAAGATCATCATTGGCACGATTAGCCACATCGATCAATCGAGCATCGCTCTCGTAACCAACAAGCAAATTACTGCGTTTGATTCCTTCCACAAATTGTACGAATTGTACGATACCTTCGGACCCATAAAGAAGTCTGGGTTGGTGGTTTCGGCAAACGGGGCAAACTTGAGTCTTGACAGATCTTCTGGTCAGACTCTTGTGCTTGGGATGGAATACACCAACAGTTATGAAGAACCAGATACATCAGACATTTCTGCAGAACTAGAATGTGATATTGCTCGTCTGTACCGAGACGGGTCTGGAGACTTCGTTTATGACACAAACAACTTCTCTTTTTACCCAGAAGTAGATCCAGGGTATTACGACGACGATTCAGGCACCTTGCAGGTTGTCAACAACAACCAATACACTCTGCAAAGAATGTACATGTTCCCCAATCTTCCGAACGTGGTCATGGTCTACTATGGCAGAGTGGTATACAACTCTTATGCAGACGCACTCGCTGGAATTCAGGATGAGGTTTTTGATGAAGCGGAAATAACCGCAGCGAATGCCGTGTTCTTGGGATATTTGGTAGTCAGAGGTGGTGCTACCGATCTTAGTGACACAAACGATGCCAAGATCATCCAATCTGGTTTTTGTAGATCATCTGGCGGCGGTGGTGGCGGTGGAGGAGGGGTGGATTTCTATGCTGGTGCTGGTCTTACCTTCAACGGTGGTTCTACCCTCTCAATCGACCACACCGCAGTCATAAGTGTTGCTGGCATCTCCATCGGTTCGTACGGGATAACCTTCGCCGATGGCACTTATCAAGACACTGCTGCTTTTGGTGGTGGTGGAAGTGGTGTTACTCTCTATGCTGGGGACAATATTACTTTCAACGAAAGCACAGAAGGTCTGACCATCTCTGCTGCTGTGTTGACTGGTGCCACTGGAGCAACGGGTGCCACTGGAGCAACTGGACCCCAAGGCATTCAAGGCCCCACTGGAGCGACAGGAGCGACAGGACCACAAGGTGATCAAGGTCCAACAGGTTCCACAGGAGCGACTGGATCCCAAGGTCCTACTGGTAGCACTGGTTCAACTGGAGCAACAGGTGCTACTGGACCTCAAGGCGACCAAGGGATCCAAGGAGTAACTGGTAACACTGGATCCACAGGTGCTACAGGTGCCACTGGACCTCAAGGCGATCAGGGTATCCAAGGTCCAACTGGAGCAACGGGTGCCACTGGAGCAACTGGACCTCAGGGCGATCAAGGCATTCAAGGTGTGACTGGTACAACTGGTGCCACTGGTCCTCAAGGCGATCAAGGACCCACAGGTTCTACAGGAGCAACAGGTCCGCAAGGTGATCAAGGTCCAACAGGTGCTACAGGAGCTACTGGTCCCCAAGGTGATCAAGGGATCCAAGGAGTAACTGGTAACACTGGATCCACAGGTGCCACAGGACCACAGGGTGACCAAGGTATTCAGGGTCCCACAGGAGCAGCTGGTAATACTGGAGCAACAGGTCCACAAGGAGATCAGGGCATCCAAGGTCCTACGGGTGCAACGGGAACAACTGGTGCCACTGGTCCTCAAGGCGAACAAGGGATCCAAGGAACGACTGGTAATACTGGAGCAACAGGACCGCAAGGTGAACAAGGTATTCAAGGGGTAACTGGCAACACTGGTGCTACTGGATCAACTGGCGCAACAGGACCACAAGGAGATCAGGGTATTCAAGGACCTACTGGTGCTACGGGTCCAGAAGGTCCACAGGGTATTCAAGGCACTACAGGTAACACTGGTGCTACTGGGCCTCAAGGTGATCAAGGAATCCAAGGTATTCAGGGTCCTACTGGAGCGACAGGTGCTACTGGGCCTCAAGGTATTCAAGGCACCACTGGTAACACTGGAGGGACTGGTCCTCAGGGGGATCAAGGTGCTACAGGTTCTACAGGAGCAACAGGACCAACTGGCGCGACTGGCGCCACTGGAGCATCCAAACTAATCGCTGGTTTCTTGTTTGACGGCAGGGGAAGCACATTGTCTACTGGATTCAAGACTGGTGTGGTCAGACCAATAGAGTCTGATGGTACTATCGACCACTTTGGAATCAGATCGGTCGGTGCACCAACAGGAACTGTTTCCAGTTACTTCTATAAAGTTGGCGAATCTTATATCTCTGCTCCAGGTGCTTCTCTTGAAACTGATGGTACCACTCTTGGTCTTATTGAGATCGGATCAGGAGTTTACGGTGCAACTGGGGGAACTGTCGATGTTTCTAGCATTAGTGCTGGAGATCTTTTGTACTGTGCGTTATCTGGTTCTGGATGGAGTGGATCTGTCCAGCTATTCGTGTATTACGAGGTGTAAATCATGGCAGGAAGAGTCTTCTATATTGATCCTCTGCATGGATCCAGTGCAAACAACGGTCTGACTTCTGCAGATAATGCGGTCGGAAACACTGGTCCTTTCGGTTCAATCACAGATGTTTTGTGGGATGGAGATGCTGATCCCGCCAAGTTTGGTGGATCTGGCGACATCTATTATCTTGTGGGTTCCACAGCAGACGAAATACGAGCATCTGAGGGATATTCAAATTATTCTTTTGAGGCTGTGGGCACTAGATGGGGAGTCACTAGTTATAACAACTATTTTCATATCACACCAAATGGAGGACCAGCAAGTTTCATTGGTGTCAATACTGATCTAGAAGAGGATGGATCATATTACCAAATAAACTGGCATCCATATGTCTCTGGAGACTCTAACTCTCAGAATTTCAACAGAGAGATTTTAGATCAGAACTCGGCAGGTGAAATTTGGCGAAACATTCTTTGGGTGTCATCCGACACATACTGTGCTGGTAGATTCTTGAATTTTACAAGTGGTGGAAATGGACCTTATTTCGTCAACAGTAAATGGGATTGGACTGGTCCATTTGACAATACACTCAACTACCGACTGATTGGTTCATCAAACCCGTCAATGTCTTTCAAAAACTGTATATTCGAAGGACCAGGCGGTGATGCTGTTGATTGTATGTCGATTGGTGCCCAGTATGGTCAGCACAATGCAGTCATCGGGTGTGTGTTCAAGGGGTGGAAAAAGGCTTACAGTTTTGCGGGGTCAAGTGATGTTTTTTATGGAAATATTGTTTATAACTGTGAATCAGGAGTAGGATTCAACCAAGGAACAACAATCAATACAGGTCAGAAGTTTTTTAACAACCTGTTTTATAACATAACTAACGACGCATTCAACTTTGAGAGCGGAAACTGGACACCAGTGGTGATGAATAATCTCATAGTGGATTGTGGTGGATATGCGTTCAACTGCAACACTGGATGGGCACCACAACATGACAGAGAGTTTTGTATTCGTAAGAATGTTATTCAAAATGCGACAAGCGGTTTGTATGGTCCCAATCTGACAAGTGCAGGTGGCGGCATCTATTATGGGTTTACTGGTGATGGATTGTATGGAAATATTAGTGAGAATGTGGCGATCTCTGGGTTAACTTTGAGTATCGACTCGAATCATAACGTCACGATCTCTGGGTTCCCTGCTTCTGCACTTGGGATTACAGGGACATTTGATTACGGGGCTAGATCATCTGGTTCTGGTTTCTTGTCATCTGGAGTTTCTGGTGAGTCGAGTGGTGATGTCCAAGAATCAGAACAAGCGAGGGTGACATCATGACGACTTACTATGTCGATCCTTTGAGTGGTGCAACTTCGAACAGCGGTACATCATCTGGTGATGCCTTTGCATCGTATGCGAACTTGTATGATGGCACTCTTGTCGGTGGGTTGACACTTGGCGACAAAGTTTTTCTCATGGCATCTGCCACAGATGAAGTCGATCAATCTTTTGGTAACGAACAACATGTGGTAGACTTCGGATCAACTGGTGGTGTTATTCAGTTCCGTGCAATAAACCCAACCACTCTCGAAGAAGATGGGACCAAATATGTTTTGGGTGCAAGGAACAACCAATATTTCGCTTTGTTTGGTGCATTGGAGGGTCATGTTTATCATAACGTGACTTTCGTTGGATATGTTGCATCTTATACGAGCGGATCGGAATCATCTTTCTTCACAAACTGTGAGTTCACGGATGCTGCTGGTGGAATAACATATAACAATCCAGTCCAAGCATACAATGCAGACAATCATGGACCCGTATTTCGTAACTGCAAGATGATCAAAAGAGATTTAGCCACTGACAGGTTCAACACCTTCATGGCGAGAGTGGGGAGTGTATATGGATCTGGTGGATTGTATGAGTCTTGTGAGTTCATAAACATGAACTCACCGTTATCAAATCAAAGAAGATCGTCGGTGATCAACTGTAGATTCAAGAACTGTAGCACTTGGGCAATCGACTTTGAGTACAGATCGAACAGAAGTGGTGAACACCAAATCATTAATAATATTTTCGATAACGTGGGACATTGTTACACAATAGACTCACAACAGTCATCCTATCCTAATGTACCCAAAGCGGGAAGATTCTACGGAAACTTATATAATGATGTCGGTGGATATATTTACTCTTATGCTGAACCATCTGCGACTGAGATCAACATCAGGCAAACTAATAGAAACAGTGACAATGAAGTAGATTGGGCAGGAAACGTATATCAGAACGTCACCTCTGGTGTTCATAGTCTTCCATTCGGTGCAACATTCGAAGCAAGGGGATGGGTGACTCCTTTTGGTGATACTGCTGCATCATTTGGGTTGACACATGAATCCGACGGGACGGGTTTGATGGTTGCGACTGGTGATAACAACACATTCAACTATTTCTTCACCAGTGCTGGACTTGGTGTCTTCTTGAAGGAGTTCACGGAAGCAGTCGTGTCTGGAACAGTACCTGAATTTGGAGACGTTTTCTGATGGCATTGGGAGCTACGAGATCACTACTAGATACAGCAGGGGGTCTCATCGTCGGAGGTGAGCCTTCTGTTCTTGTTAATAACATGCCGATCAGTGTCCTCGGCGATGCTGTCATCGGACATGGTGAAAATCAGCATGCAGCAGCATCAATGCTGATTGGGGGTCCGAGGACCGTCATCGCTGGTGGAGTTCCAGTGGTTCGGCAAGGAGATCCAGCAACGTGTGGCCACATTTCCCTCGGTTCTCCTAATGTTTTGATAGGATAGAGATGACTTACCCACTTACTACATTCCCAACCATCATCACCAATCCAGACGGAACCACTGCAGGTGTCCCCATACCAGGCCCGCCGTACACGGATGCAGAGAAGGAAGTCATCCAACTCGCCTTGGACGGAGAGTCTCTGTTTGAGAATCCAGTTGAAGGTCCGATAGAAAATGCGATTGGTGCTCTTGGAGTGCTTGCTGGAAGGCTGTTCTTCTTGAACGGAGACGACGGTGACCCAGTCACCCCAACACCCAACTACAGTCCTCTTTATGGACTCTTAGGTGATCTGATCAGTGATGTTGCTCTCATTTCCTCTCAATTGTCTGATCTCTTCAGACCCCACACCGCTAGAATCAGTGGTGCTTCTGGTGGTGAATTTTATGATGAACCAGATGGAGAATTGTACGGATTCAACGCATTGCAGGGAATCGCATCAGCATACAATTCTGCCAAAGACGCTATGAGAGCAGAAGACGACCCTGTGGTAGACAATTACTCAATCCATTTCTCAGCCATCTTGAGTTCTGGTCAAAATCTGGTGAATGACATCATTTCTTTCGCAGGCAGGAATGGGTTGTCAATAAATGGTCTGTTCTTGGGATTTACTCCAAGAGATGATGGTTCTTATGACTTCGATCCCTCGAGGGTGGAATTGACGGCATCTGACATCAGTGGTCTGGAATCTCTGGCAGAGGGATACGAGTTTTGGCAGAGAGCAGTAGTAAACAGAGATAATAAAGCACTTAGTGATTCCGTTGAATACCTGGAGAAGTATTCAAGAGGTAACATGGTGCTCGCGATGAACAAGGACGAATATTTCGGAGGTAAGCTTCTGAAAGAAATAGAGACGGACGAGTTGGCAGATAAGCTGGCTGACGTCGAAATCATATAAATAGGGGACATGGGAGAGAATATGAATGATACTAGCAAACACAGACATTGACAATCGTCTTTGGGACATCGATATCTTAGGTTCTTGGATTGAGGTGGGGATGGTTGCGGTGGTGGTGCTCGCTGGCATCATGATTTCCGTTCCGACGATTTCTGGTTATTTCAGAGATAGAAAAGCAAAAAAGAAGCATCTAGCACCATGCGATCCTAAGTATCGCAGAATGCATTCTAGGATTCATGAATTTCTAACGGAGTCGAGGGTGAAAACTGATGCAGACCGAGCAGTGGTCCTTCAGTTCCACAATGGTGGTAACTTCCTCGATGGATCATCGATAAAGAGATTCTCTCTCACCCACGAATCTTGCGTGGTTGGCACTTCGGAATCAATGAATGGCAGACAGAACGTCCAGGCCAGTACTTTCGTGGAAATGTTAGAACACCTTTCTCACGACAACCCAACCCCGCAGATGACTTCTGACCTACCAGATTGCCACCTGAAGAGGCATCTGGAAGCAAATCACACCATCTTTTGGTCTATGGTGCCGTTGAAAGATGCCAGAGGTGCTTTGACAGTTGGTGCATTATTGTCTGAATGGTGTTCTTGGGACAGTGCAGAGAAAATCTCGGAAGAAATTGTCACCAAAGAGATTCGCAGATATTCAAGATTCATTGAAGGGCAGTTGATACAAGGAGGCTCCTCACATGCCTGATATCAGCAAGTGGCGAGATCTTGATCTAGACTTTCTGGCACACCCAGTGACTGGTGACGTCACCATCAAGGAAGGTGTCGAAGCAGTGAAGAGATCGGTCAGAAATCTCGTGCTCCTTGCACAGTATGAGAAGCCATTCAACCCAGACATTCAATGCGGCATTAGGCAGATGCTGTTCGAACCTCTATCCCCAGTCACTGCAATGCATCTCAGGCAGAACATCATTTCTGCCTTGAAGCAATTCGAACCAAGAATAGACTTATTTGAAGTGCAGGTGGTTGCCGACTACGATGGAAATGCTTTTGATGTGGGAATCTACTTCAGAGTGAAAAACATTCCAGACCCAGTGGTTGTTAACCTCACACTAGAAAGGCTCAGATAATGTCAACTAGCAACAAAACCAATCTGACCATCAACAATCTCGACTTTGATTCAATCAAGGAAAGCCTGAAAGACTATCTCAGAGGTCAGACTGCTTTTGTAGACTACAATTTTGAGGGTGCTGGTATCAACATCCTTCTGGATGTGTTGGCATATAACACACACTACGAAGCATTCTACAACAACATGATCGCGAACGAGATGTTCCTCGATAGTGCAGTTGACAGAGCGAACATTGTTTCTATCGCCAAGAATCTAGGATATACCCCAACTTCAGTGAGAGCAGCAGAAGCAACTGTCAACATAATTCTGGGAAGTACCTCTGGATATACGGAAGATTACTACCTGGAGAGAGGTGAGGTCTTCTCTGCCACTAAAGATGGCGTTTCATACACTTTCGTGGTCAAAGATCCCGTTAGAATCGATCTTGCTGCCACCGACGGATATCATTTCTCCAATGTGGTTCTTCAGCAGGGAAAGGTGAAGTCTTCCTCCTTCATCTTCGATTCTAAGGATCCAGATAACAAATTCATAATCCCCGACAACAATTTGGATACTAGCACTTTGAAGGTAAGAGTGCAAAACAGTGTCACCGATTCAACTGGGTACACCGATCTTTGGGCCAATGCACCTGATTTCAATGACATTGAAGGAGACACAAAGGCATACTTCCTCCAAGAAGTTGATCTAGAGAGATATGAGATTTACTTTGGAGACGGTGCTGTGGGTAAGGCTCTAGAAAACGGTAATCTAGTTGTCGCTAACTACATCATCTCCGATGGATCGGTCGCTAATGGGATCGGCACGACGGATTCTGAATCCAGCAGAACTTTTTCTTTTGGAAGCGGAAACACTGTGGTCGTCACCAGTCCAGCATCGGGCGGAGCAGACAGGGAATCAAAAGAGTCTATTAGATTCAGGGCACCTCTAGGATATCAAGCACAGAACAGGGCAGTCACTGTCAGAGATTATCAGTCTATTCTAGTTCAGGACTACCCAGATGTCGAAAGCGTCGCCGTGTGGGGTGGGGAAGACAATGATCCGCCAGACTACGGTGCCGTGTACATCTCATTCAAACCACAATCTGGTCTGATCATCCCAGAATCCAGAAAGAGATCAATTGCACGAAGTCTAATCGAGAGAAAGAATATTGTCGGTATCAGAACACAGATAGTTGATCCAGACTACCTATACCTCATTGTGAACACTACAGTAAATTATGACCCTGATCTTTCATCGCTCAATGCCTCTTCTCTTGCTAACTTGGTTAGCAACAGGATCAGAGATTATACTGACACATATCTTGAGAAGTTTAAGAGAGGACTCAGGTTCTCCAAGCTCCTGAAAGAGATCGACGACACTGATACCTCCATCTTGAGCAACGAAACCAAGATCACGATGGAAAAGCGGTATGCACCAAACAACAACGAGGTACAATCTTTTAGATTGAATTTCTACAACCCGATATATCATCCACACGAAGGTCATGCTCCAGGGGTAGTGAAGAGCAGCAGGTTCTCCATCTCAACTGACCTTGGCGATATTAAGACTGTTTATGTTGAAGATGATGGCAGCGGATTCATTAGACTAATCGAAGTCACCGACAATGATGAGTTGGTCTTGAACACTAACGTGGGAACGGTTGATTATGCAAACGGTGTGGTTTCCGTAAACAGATTAAACATTTTGAATGGGGTGGATTTTTTCGAGATCAGAATGAGAGCAACCCCGTCAGAGCAAGATATCGACAGCACACAAAACAGCATTCTGGTCATTGATCCTGACGATTCCACTGCAGTCACCATCAGAATGTCTTCTCAAAGATACGGTTGGACCGATCCTAGTTCTGGATATTGATAGATGTTGATACCTCTTCTATTACCACAAGAAATTGCCGACATTATTGTCCTAGATGGCGTTTCTCTAGACTTAGAGAACGGGGTATCCAATCTCGTCAGAGAGCAAATCCCTGATTTTATTGCTTCTGAACACGGTCAGTTCGTGGAGTTCTTGAAGCAATATTATGAGTGGATGGAGTTTGAAACTAATCCCAAGTACGAGTCCAACCAACTAATCAAGTACAGAGATGTGGATCTAACTTCAGAGAGTTTGCTCAAAAGATTTACTAGTGAATTCGCTAACGGCATCCCAGAATTGCTGGCATTTGAGGGTACCAATAAGAGAAAGATGATTAAGGGAATCATCGACCTTTATAGGGCCAAAGGTACTGAAAAATCTTTAAAGACTTTCTTTAGGCTCTTGTTTGGTGAAGATCCTCTCCTTTATTATCCGAGCAATGACATATTGAAGTTGTCTTCTGGTGTTTGGAAACAACCATCAGTCATCAAGACCTCTAGGACCATTCCAATCAGTTCAGTTCCTGATCTGGTAGGAAGGAGAGTGTTCCAGAACGGACCACGCGTCAACACCATACAAGCATATGCATTCGTTGAGAAGGCGGAAGTTCAACTCAGGTATGATGCCGAGATCTTGGAATTGGAAGTTAGCGGAGTCTTCGGTGAATTCGACTCCGAAAGAGATATTATCCTGACTTTCGGAGACGGTTCGACCGCAGCAGAGACGATAATTCCAGTCATTGGAAATATCGGCATCTCTTCTGGTGGATATGGATACGAGGTGGGCAACGAAATATCAGTTTCTGGTTCTTCATACGGCAACGGAGCAAAGTTGTATGTGAGCACTGTCGGACCATCTGGAGACATAAGAGGTGTACAAGTCTCGGATTCTGGTGCTTTCTACAGGAAAGAAGATACTCTATCCTCAATGATCCTGAACAACGGTGTCGGCACTGGAGGCATGATTGAAGTTTCTGGTGGTGCTAGCATCAGAGAGACTTCTGGTTTCTGGGAAGGTGGAGATGGTATCCTCAGCGGAACCAATAGAATCCAGGACAACAATTATTACCAAGGTTTTTCATACGTAGTAAGATCTACCAAGAACATTGAAGAATACAAAGAATCTTTGAAAAAGATGGTTCACCCTGCTGGGTTCAAACAATTCGGCGAATTTCTGCTAGAAGATTCTCTTAGTATATCAGCAGATTCTTCGAAATTTACCAACTTTGCAGAAGTGCCCATAATTGGGCATTACACACCATACAGATGCTTTACCATTAGGAATCTGAGAGCGAACGGAGAGGGTGGTTCTGGTGGTTTGGACCTTTATCCAGGTGGATATGGGTGGTCTGCGGCACAAGGGAACACATATCTCCCAGAAGAGTCTGTATTCCTTCCGTCTTTCCCAGTTGGTTCTTCTGGTCCATTGGGTGGAACTACCCATGTGCAAGAAAGCATCGGCATCTGTGGTGCTTCTGAAGGTCCAGGCGGCACTCTGAACGCCGTTCAAGGATCTCAGTGGACAGTGGTCGATGGGGGTCTGTCTTCTGGAACCACTGGTGGAGATTGGTGGGTGATTTATCCACATCTCAACTCTAGAGATATACGATCTATGCCGTTCGTAGCGGAGCACCCAGTTTATCGATTGGAAGTCAGCAACAACAGAACCACCGCCAAAGGAGATCCAGACCCAGGATTCGTGGTGGGAGAGATTGCCAGGCAGGTGTCGCCAAACACTCAGCAGGCTGTCGGCAAGATCACTGCTAAAAACGTGATTCAACAGAAAAATTATGTCGATATCGCTGTTTACTCTGGTTCTTTTGTGGACACTCTCACAGACGTAATTGGTGGATCTGCTGGGTTCTTGGAAGGCATCAGTAGTGGTGTCACAGCATACATAAATAGTACCGACAACGACTATGGTTCGATAACAGCGGAGAATGAGCTGGGGGCAATCCAGGTAAAACATGCATTCTTCGACCTTGAGTCGCCATTCGGTCAATTCCTGTAATAGGCTTGGAGATTGATTTGCCTTTCAACACTTCACTGAAACAGTACTTCCTCAAAAATCTGATCGACGACTTGAATCCAAGTTCCGAGAACAGTGTTCTGTTTTTTGTTGGAAGACCAGACGCATGGGATAGCTCTACCCCAGATTATCAAGACGATAAAGAGTCATTTAACGACGCATACAGAAGAATGATCGGAGCGAAGAAAGTCACTTCTGCTGATGCTTGTCTGATGATCCCCAAGAATAGATGGTCTTCTGGTGCCACATTTGACATGTACACCAGTGACAAAGACATGTCAGAAAACACCAGATTCTATACTACTAATGCAGACGATCATGTCTATAAATGCCTTTATAATGGTGCTACTGGTTCCGCATCCGTTCCTTCTCTTTATGAACCTTATGGAACTTCAAATACTAATATCAAACTTCCAGATGGGTATGTCTGGAAGTTCATGTACCGAGTGCCAGAATCCCTCGAAAGATTCGTGACCGCCCTAGAAATACCAGTGAAGAATCTCTCTGTCGAGGAGGAAGACCCTAACAGATACAGTGATGACAGAAGCAATCAGTATAGCGTTCAGTACAACGCAGTGGAAGGTTCTCTGTCTTTCATCGAGCTGACAAGTGCTGGAAGTTCCTTCCCGAATGCCATCAATCAGACACCAGACACTTTGTTGGTGGATGCCTACAATGATGGATTGACTGGATATGCTACTCTGAACAACGCATCCAGCAGCGACAACGACACTTATAACGACTACGTTTTGAGAATTGTAAGCGGCACTGGAGTGGGTCAAAAGAGAAAGATTGCCGACTATTCTGGATCTAGCAGGATTGTCACATTAGAAGGTGCTTGGAGTGTCATTCCAGACACCACCAGCAGATACCAGATCATTCCAGAAGTCGCCATCTATGGAGACGGAGTGAGTGCAGATGCGATCGCCGTGATGAACGGCAAGTTCATAGATTCCATAGATCTTCTGAACAACGGAAGCAACTACACCTACGTTTCTGCTGAAGTCACCACACCGACTGTCGAAGCACCAGTTTTGGATCCACATCTAGCACCTAGCGGAGGTCACGGAAGTAATCCTGAATTGGAGCTGGTCGCTACGAAAGTGCAGATTCTTACCAGAATTGGGTATAGTGATTCATTTATCACTGGAGACAACATTGACGGTAGCTTCCCGATCGTAAATGATTATAGGCAGTATGGTTTGATCAGAAATCCCATATTCGCAGATGGTCCTTTTGCTGGTGAGGTTGTTGGGTCCAGATCTTCCTCTTCAACCAGAATTTATATCGATGCTGCTACAGGTTCACTATTTGGACCCAATGATCTAGCAGAAGGCGATTTCGTGGTAGGGGAAAACAGCAAATCTTGCGGACAAGTGTCCAATTTCTCTAGGAGCACCGATCCAAGGACCGCCATCGTCACTTTGACTGATGCCAACACCTCATTCCTCAGCAAAGAAAAAGTGGTTGGTCTTGGAACAGGTGCAGTTTGGTCTTCTTCAGGGAAACTTGAAGGGTATTACAAGTATGCAGACGAAACAGTCCCAGCATTGGAATCAGACACCTACAGATTGTCTACCAGACTGATAGTAGGGGCTACTGGTGTTGATTCTTCGCATATCTTTGACAGAACCGATCTAACATTGGACTTCATTCTCGGTGGTGCTTCTGG